TAATGATCTTGATGAGAAGGCAAAGGAGTTGGAGAAGGCGGAGCAATTTGATGTGGCTGCACTATGTCGTAAAAATCGTGTACAGACAAGTGATGTGATGTCAACCTATGGCTCTTTCGTTCAGAAGAACAAGGCGGAACTGAACAAGACCAAGATCAATGAGGCATATGATGATTTCATGTATGCGCACAAGACAAAGCTGGAGGAGGAGTTCCATGCGCTCAATGATTTCCGTACGACGATTCGTGGTGTGAAGATCCGTGGTGTCTATGGCAATCCGAAGGAGGCGGAGTTGAAGGCGAAGAGACTCCAGGGCAAGGATAAGTATCACAACATCTTTATGGCAGAGGTAGGCAAGTGGACACCATGGGATCCGTCGACCCATGAGGTGAAGGATCAGGAGTATCAGAATGATCAGTTGAACTCGCTTATGAAGAAGTATAAGGAGAATGAGGACTCACGTGAGAAGTTCTTTGATGAACGTACCAAGACATCGAAGACGGTATTTGGCGCGACTCCTGGACCTTCCGTCTCTCAGACGGAGCATGCTGCCCCGTTTTCAACGGGGCATGGACCAGATGCGACTCCTTCCAGTCAGTTCAGCAGCATGTTTGGCGGCACGGGCGACCTTGCGACACAGCGTAAGCTGGAGAAGCCGACGGTTACGATGGAGCGCGTAGAGAATGTGGTGGTGGATTCAGTTGCACAAGTAGCACAAGTTACAAACGATGTCAAATCCGAATAATCATTACATGATGGATTTCCACCCAATTATATCAGGATCGCCAAGTCCATTTTCAAGAATCGGTATGATTTTTGAATGACCGTTCCTATTTCGTTCATCAATGTACACCAGTCTTTTCTTATGATCTACACCGATGACAACAGCAACATGTCCGTGCGGTAGTTCATTTGTTTGTCGATAAATGAGTAAGGAACCAATGGAGGGTAAAGCCCCATTTTCAATGGGAATGGAATGGAAAGGGATCATTCGATAATCCGATAATCGTGTGACAAATGGAATATTCCAGATGTCAATGGCATGTTCCACATTTTCAAAAAGTATGTCATGATGGATGAGCCATCGTCTCGCAAATTCAACACATTGTCCTCGAATTCCTGTAGGGTGCGTACGACCACGATGTGTCACATAATTTATAAAACTCATATTATTATATTCATAAGAGAATAAATATAATAATAATAAACCAGCAATCCGCTTATGAATAATATCCGCGATTCAGATCAATATTGCTCTCTGGAAATTGCTTCACGCAACGCTGTGTGGTGCCATCACAAAACCAACCCTCTTCACAAGGAGTTCCGCTTTCATTAGGAGAACGGCAGAGATAGTTGGTATTTGGATCAGGGACCCAGCTTGGAAGTTCAGCGGAGGCAGCGACTGCGGGGACCTTGTACATCACATTGGAGGCTGGCATATTTTCAAAGCCAGAAATGGCATAATAAGGCTCATTCTTACTAATATAACGTACAATCATTGGAAGTAATACAACGGCAAGAATCAATAAAACAAACATCGCACCAATTCCCATTGCTTTCGGGTGAACCATTTTCTAGCAAATGGTGAGGTTTTATTATTGATACAAATTTAGCGATAAGGATACGCAGTAGGGGGTGTCATTGGTAAAGGGGATAAATGGGGTAGGGTGGGCGGATTGTCTGATTGACAATATCCATTCATACACCGTATGCGTTCGTCCTGACAGGATGGCAAATCCACTCCACATCGTCCTATATCCACAAATGGTTCGGATCTTGTCATAGCCAATACGCAGCAGATCATACCTCCCAATAAAATAAGAAATAATGCACCAGCTGATTGTTTTAGACGCATGTTCATCTCTATTAGATCTCTGAGCATTAAAAATGAGTAGTCTATCTATTTTTACATGTTGTCAAATATCGTCATTAAAATTTCTTATTGACATTAATCGTCGGACCTCGTAATTTGATATTTGCACGTGGATCATATTGATTAACATCCTCCTCCTCTTTAATGCGAGACATCATTTCGGATTGACGCCATAATTCGGGAGCACCGATCTTAAAATCGCCATGAATTTCAGCCTTGTACCAGAAAATAATGTCCTCCAATTTATTACTCTGTGTCGCATTACATACCACCAAACATTCAAAATTTTGCGTACATTGATCCATCATTTGACAGAAAAATTCAAAGGATGGAAAAGCAGAACCGTAATTTTCATAGAGACGGCGACGATTATTCATATAGGGTTCTCTTAGAATAAACACATAATCTACATTGGTACGAAGAGCAGGCTGAATACCAAGAGGAAACTGCATCGTAATAAGAAAGAATACCTTGAGCCAACGTCCGTTCATAAATAAATATTTAATGTTCTTGTCATGAGTCCATGAATCATCATACATACAATCATCCAAAATCATAAAAGCACGTGGATCAATGGGTGATTTGATCCCTTTCTCCGCATCCTGTTGAATTCGCTGCATAACTAGCTTCTGACGTTTGACGAAATTAGCTAAAATAACTGGATTGTATTCACCATGAATGAACATAGGGGGCACAATCTTTTTAAAAAATCCGTTTGACTCTTCTGTTCCTGAAATCACACAGCCCATCGGCATATCTTGATGATGAAAGAGCAAATCACGAACAATCGTTGACTTACCTGTACGACGACGTCCAATAAAAACCGCAACCGCATCTTGTGGAATAGATTTCATAACAAACTTCCGGAGATTCACATTGAGACCACCTTGTGCTGCCATTATTTCTAGTAGAATGAATATATTTTGACACATGTCTTCACACACGCAACATATCGTAAGAAGTGCGGTACAATATATACAAGGAAGTATACCTGAGAAGGAGATGAGAGCAGTATTGAAGAAACTTCAAAAGGATCCCTGTCGCAACCGTGATCTATCTGAAAATGAAAAAGAGACTTTCTCCACCTATTCTCATATTCAGCGCTATTATCCTGCTCTGGATATCTTTCCCATTCCCGAATCCGCTCTCTCCAAGAAAAATATGGAACTTCCCAGTCGCTATTTCATCGAACAATGGAATGATCGTTCCAAAGAGCAGCCGACCTTTTGGAATGCTGTGCGAAAAGAGTATGGCACAGACCATACGGAACCCTGCGAAGTTTTTACCAAAATCATTCATTTATTGAATCCCATCGACATCATTAAAGAGAAATATGTATGCCCCGAGCATCCTCTCCTTCCTCAAAGTGAGAAAACATGGAAGCAGACGCTCTTGAAACTACATAGTCATAACAACCAGGCATATGTGGATGCGGTCGCTAATCATGTATTGAGTCGTTTTCGTGAATTGGATTTAACACCACATTGTATTCTTTCTTATGGTGCGTATACGGGTATTAGTAAAAGCTATCAATTCAATATTTCTAGTGAATATGACACCTATCGTCAATGTCGTTGGTTTTGGAAAGGTATGCAGTCTCATAGCGCTCGTCTCACTGTTATCAATCATGCCGAAAATCGTGTAGATGATCCTGATTATGATGAATTCTATAAAGAAATTACAACATGCCCTTTTGATAATATTGATGCGGATGACACAGATAGTGATGATGAAACTCTTGTCTTAGAATCAATACATTCTACGGATCAGAGCGATGTGGAATCTATTCATTCCTTTACATTTGATAATATCGAAGAAGATGCTGAAAACGCCACGACTATTTTTGAAATCAACAAAAATATTCTTAAAAATGTTCAATTGACCCCTGTGACGGATGTCCAATCAGATTCAGACTGTTCCGATGAATCAGATTCAGACCGTTCTGATGAATCAAATTCAGATCATTCCGATGAATCGGGATCTGATGAATCGGATCAGTTTGATGTTGATATTTGTCTAGAAATCCCTAATATGCCTATTATTCTGATTGCACAAGAGGCACAAGAGGGCGTTATGGATCATTTATTGGAATTGGATGAAGTGGATGGACATGAACGTGGTACGCAAGGATGGGAAGCACGATGGATTGCCTGGATGTTTCAAGTGACTGCGGCTCTTACCTTTTTACAAAGCGCGATTTGTTTTACGCATAACGATCTTCATTCCAATAATATTCTTTGGCAGAAGACACCTATCAAGTTCTTGTATTATCAGAACAAAAATGGAACGGTGTGGAAAGTGCCAACATTTGGAAAGATCTTTCGTATTATTGATTTTGGTCGCTCCATTTTCCGTTTAGGAAAGCGATTATGGGTCTCGGATGACCATTGGCCCGATCAGGATGCGGGTGACCAATATAATTTTGGACCTTTTTTCGATCATCGCAAACCAAAAATCGTCCCCAATCCATCCTTTGATTTATGCCGCCTTGCTGTTAGTTTGATTGATGGATTATTTGATGAACCACCTCCTAAGAAGAAGGGTAAGGCAGTGCCCATCATGAGTGAAGAGGATTCGTGGAAAGTGTATGAAACCAAATCGCCCCTTTACAATTTACTATGGAGCTGGACAGTGAATGATAAAGGACAAACTGTCTATGAAGATAAAAATGGTGACGAGAAATACGAGGGATTTGATTTGTACATTCGTATCGCACAAGATGTTCATGGCGCAGTTCCAAAGGATCAACTTCATCGCCCCATTTTCCAATCTTTTCTTCATAAACAACCCGTTCCAGCGAACGAAACCATTTATCCACTCGGTGTCTAACTTGCATTGTTGTAATTAGAAAATTGTACTATATTGTGATACTCATGTATCATAATATAGAGTAACGTTACATAGATTACTGTGGGCACTCCTCAGGCGCAGCAACCAGTGGCTTGCAAGGGCATCCATTTTGTACTACAAAGACACCATTTCCTTTGCGGTAATACTTCATTTGTCCATTGCGAATGTTTGCCATGATAGAGTCATCGTAGATGCCAAGGGCAGGGGCGTATCCTGTATTGGGGTTAATAGGGTTATTGATACGATTCAAAAATGATCCGGATTGAGCAGATGCCTGCTTACGCTGAGTAAGCAGCGAACTGGCATAGATGGTGGTGGACATGTCTATCTGCCTTTCAGAATTTATTTTTTGTCATCGTTTTACCGTCCTATTAGTCGTGGTGGACCAACTTGCAGATCCATATCATCTATCATACTTCCCATTTGTGGAATTCCTGTTGGCAAGGATAAAACGGGAAAAATATCAGGAACGAGAACTCCTGTAAACGCAATGAGAATCGATCCACTGATAAAATCCTGTAAATACTGAATGGAACGATACTCCTTTTCCTTGTATTTAGCACCAATGAAACTGAGAGCGATAAAGACAATGCCTCCTACAAAAATCCACGGAAACCAGACGGGTGTCATTATATAGTTCGTGTGAGAAAAACACACTTCAATTCACCGCGTTCACAATTCCTCATAATCCCCTGATCCCATACTTTCGACGGGACCATCCAAACGATCAAAATCAATTTCGTCCATTAGCGGTTGACCCGATTCTTCCATAATTTCAAGAGCCGGGACATGTTCTCCATCAGTGGATTCATCATCTCTTATATCAATCACCATATCGGAATCTTCTGGACGCTCCGTACTAAATACAGTATTATACTTGCCAAAGCTCACATTATGCTTATCCGTTAATACAATCGTTGGATTGGATGATTCATCATGTGCTTTCCTTTCCTCTGGTTTTGTTTCCTCTGGTGTTGTTTCCTCTGGTTTTGTTTCCTCTGGTTTTGTTTCCTCTGGTTTCATCATGGCTAGAAGAGGATCAATGATAGAAGAGTTAAAGGAAGATGCCAAAGGTGCTGCCAAAGGTGCTGCCAAAGGTAGTTCTGATGTCAATGAGATCTCATGTGGAATAATAATTTCATTCTTTGATTCTTTTGGTTCCTTTGGTTCCTTTAGTTCCACCTTTGATTCTTCTTTTGGTTCTTCTTTTGGTTCTTCCTTATCTTTATCTTCCTCATCGCTGTCTTCTTCGGGTGTTGTATCGGTCACATCCTGATTCATAAAATCCTTCAAAATGGATTTGACAGGCACCAGATTTCGCACGGCTTGAAGAATGCCCTCATTCAGAATTTGCTCAATGCTACGATAATTCTGCTGCTTCTCCATTCCCGTGATCCCATCACGAAATAAATAGGTCGAACTCCATAACAGTTTCGACGTTTCACAAAGCACCTTAAATAGGAAATGCTCCACTTTCGGAACATTAATTTCCACTTTCTTGTTATTGGAAGACAGCCGAATGGCGGTAAGCACCTTCGTATGCGCAATAAAGACAGCGGTAAGTAAATCTTCCATGTAATCACAACCACAATTGGTATGAATGGTATGAATTTCATGATTCACCTTTTCCATGTTCCAATCATGAATCTCATTGAGATAGGTCTGAAATTGCCATAGGGCTCTCTTCGGTTCTGCCACCATCATTTGCTTCGCTTTCTCCAACAATTCTATGTAGAATTGAAAATAGGCGGGGACGAGGAACATGCAGAGCTGTTTGGTATACTCGGCACGGGCATCGGAATACACTGATAAAACGGAATCACTCCCACGGTTCATTCTTCTTGTTTCGTCGTTGTTGTATGAACCTTATCTAACGCACTTCCTAAAAATGCCCAAAGAGATCCTGATAATTCGATACACGCACCGTAGTCTTTTAGCACTGATTCATTAGATAATAGAGATGTCGCAAGCAATTCGGGGTGATATCCTTGTTTGATATATCGTACCAAATCATTCGGTGACAAATGTTCCACCTCTTTTCTCTCCGCCTTACGATGCTCCATGGTTCGTTTCCATACCTCTGGATATTGTTGCTGAAGAACCACACACTGTTTGATGCGCCGATAGGAATACTCATTCGGATGCAAATATTCTTTGATTTCTGAGCCATTGGAAGAAGGAAATGACTCTGTGAGATACGATTCCAGTTGAAGCCACGACGGATACATCATTTTCTTAATGGTACAACGGGAACGAATAGGCTCTTGAAGACGACCCGCATCACGACACTCTAAAATAAAAAGAACATCAGACGCATGCGTCTCCAAAATACGACGAAGAAATGCTTGTGCCTCAGGCGTCAAATCATCTGCCCCTTCCAACCACAACATAGCGGGCTCTGTGCGCCTCGCCCAAATATGGAGTTTCTGCCGTCCATCGCGCAAGGTTCGGTCCTTACGACAAGGGCAGACAAAGAGCTGCTTGTTTAATTGTTGAGCGTGCTTCTGAATCCAGTAACTTTTACCGCATCCAGGAGGACCTGTGAGGATGATAGGGGTGTGAACCATTGTTTTTAATAACGTGTATATGGTTTAAGTGTTCTTTATTTGCGTTTACGAGTGCATTTACCACCTTGTAGCCATTTCTTATTTGCTATTGGTCCTTGCGGTGTTGTTGATTTTCCTGATGATGCCGATATGCCACGTTCTTCACTAACATATTCAATCATATATGTATCTCCTACAGGTGTGATACGGAACAATCTGGAGTTTCCTGTCTGTACTTTTTCTGCTATAAACTTCTGGCTATTTTCATGCAGAATGTCAGAATGGAATGTGCCATTTGATCTTGTGACACGGATTATTTTAGATGTAGTTGTGAATGGTGCTATAGTTGAAACATCTGTGGTTGATTTTGCGTTTTTAATATTTGCTTGACGCATTTTATTTGTATATTCTATCATTCCATTTCGCGTACTTATGATTTTCCGTCCATCTAGATATGTTGTTATTGTCTGTCCGCTAGGTTTAAATTCTTTTCTAGGTGATTCTGCTCTTGCTAATTCAGCCTTTCGTAAAGCGTTGAGTTCATTCGCTTTCGCTTCCTCAATAGATCTTGTATGTAATGGACGATTACTAGAAATTTGTTTCATTATTTCTTTCGCTTGATATGGATATTTTTTATTTACTATATCTGTCAACATCTTCCATTGTTCTTCTATATGTGGATCACGCGATTTCCCTGATTGTTGTTCATGAAACACTCTTTTCATAACATCTATAAGTGTTACAATTCCTAAATCTTCATAGCATTCTCTATTTAATATACCACGTTGCACGATTTGAGCAGCTGTAGCATTTATGTTTGGACATTCATTATTATTTGCCATGACTATTATTACTCATCAAAATAACATACAATTTCTATACTATTTGTCGGACTGTTCTGAATCCAGTAATCATTACTGCTTTCAGAAATAGTAATACAAATATCATTTATTGGAACTTTCATCTGCGTTTATGATGTGTTCGCTTATGAGAATTCTTGTGATGTGTTCGCTTATGAACGTGCGTATGACTCTTGCGAGCATGGTTATGTTTGCGATGAGTGCGATGCTTGCGATGCTTGCGTCTACCACCCATCAAGGGTCCACCAGGTGTGGATGACGATTCTCCTCCTGGTCTTGATGCTGATTTTTCGACCCGAGCAGTATATTTTCCTTGTCCTGCATTTGTTACAATCACATGTGTTTCCTTGGATACTCTGTTATTTGCACTGCTTGCACTTGGCATTATTGCGGCAGTTGCTGCTGGCTGGCTATTGGCTGCTGACTGGCTATTGGCTGCTGACTGGCTGACAGTTGGTTGTGAGACGGCACTTGTATTTACTGATGGTAGTTCATTTCCTGTAGGTGTCATTCTTTTAGCTCGTTTCTGTAGAGCATTTTGTAATTCATTTTTGAATGTTGACATTTCTATTCATACTTCCGAAAATAACGCGCCCTCCAACCGATGATCCTGTCGGAACGTCCCTGCCCCATTGAAAACGGGGCAGTATACTCTATCCTTCAGATAGAAGGTCCCTGCCCCATTGAAAACGGGGCAGTATACTCTATCCTTTAGACAATTCTTCCTTTGGATAGAGTATCAATTCATCGCGCTCGGCGATGAGATCGCTTGCGCAACATATGAGTGTGATATTTATGAGTGCGATGCTTGCGATGCTTGCGATGCTTGCGTCTGCCACCCGTAGCATTTACAACACTGCGAATTGCAGCATTAAAATTTCCATTTTTGCCATTTTTTGGCGTCATTCGGATTGTATAATTTTTTGCTCCTGATTTTACTGCTGTTCCTAGTGCTGGTGCTACTAGCGTGCTATTGGCTGCTACTAGCTTGCTATTGGCTGCTACTAGCTTGCTATTGGCTGCTACTAGCTTGCTATTG